AGGGGGCTCTTTTGGTTCATTTATTGGAAAGTACAAGAATTTCAATGTAATAGATGGGCGGTTAGTTGGTGATCTGTTCCTTGCAGATATAGCGAGAAAGACAGAGGTAACAGGTAGAGGTATTAGCCTATTCGACTATGTAATGGGAATGGCGGTAGAATGTCCTGAGATGTTTGGAAACTCCATATATGTAGAGGCAGATATTATAGATGAGATTTACAAAGAAGGAGATGATGAAAGGGTCGGTATAGGACTTAAACTCATTGACTGGTGTGCTTCTGACCTTGTAGATGACCCCGCTGCCACGAATGGGCTTTTCTTTGAGAAAAAAACTAAAAAAGAAAATAACAAATTGCGTATGAACAAGATAGTTAGAGAGCTTTTAGCATTCATGAAGGACTTTAACAATAAAGTCAAAGAAACGAAAGCATTTGATGTAGATTTGACCTTGGCCAATGGTGATATTATCACCGTGGTAACAGAAGGGGAAACACCTGCCGAAGGTGACGAGGTGAAAAAGAAGACGACCAATGGACAAAGTGATGAAAGTGCCTTGTCAGATGGGGAGTATCTTTTGAAAGATGAAAAAACCCTTGTTGTGGAAGGCGGACGAATTAAGGAAATTCGAGAGAAGGAGCAACAGGGAGAGCCTGTAAAGGTAGACGAGGAGTTTGCTAAGACTGTAACAGACTGCTTGAAGGCAGTAATGGATAAGGTTGAAGATTTAAACCAAAAATTTGAGGTAATGAAAAAGACTACCAGTAAATTTGAGGTAAACAATCCAAGAGATGTAAGTCAGGAGCCTACTAATGATGGCAAGAAACGCAGCTTTGAGGAGCTGAAAAAGTTGTATAACAGTTTGAAGTAAGAAAGGAGGAAAAATATGGCAACAACAAAAATAAAAGATTTCATAAAAGAGCCAGCAAGGGTAAAAGAGTATATCAGGGATATAAAAGACTTGCTTGAGGATCGTTCGTTGGGATTAGCTGACATAAAAGAGGCTATGACCGTGGTAGAGAACGTAACGAAGGAGACTGAGTTCGGTTACTACGGACATACAGAAGGTGTGACACGCAAGGATGCAGGTTGTGGAATGGAGCCAGTACCTTTTAATATTCCAGTACGTACAGGATGGTGGGATCCTAAACCTTTGAGAGTGAATATATCTCAGTGTTATGCAGACTTTGAAAAGTCTATCCTACAATGGTGCAATGTGAAGGGTATTGACAAGCTCCATATAGATAGCGATCAGTTCGTAATATTCATTGCGAGTCAGTTGGAAAAGACTATTCACACAGACTTTAACAAGTTTGCTTTCTTTGGGGACACTCAGGCGAGCAATGTAGGTTCAGGTTCAGGGAATGAGCAACTGACCGCTGGCGTTGCGAAGGAGAATTACAACGTATTGAATGGGCTTTTTGCTTCTTTCCAATCGTTTATTACATCTGACCCAAGTAAGAGGGTAACTATTACAGAGAATGCGCAGGCAACCCGTGCTGCTCAGTTAGCATTAGCTCGCGACACAGCATTCAAGGCATGTACAGAACTGTTAGACAAGGCTGACGGTTTGACCTTCGCCTCTGGTTCGGAGCCTATATTATTGATGACACACTCAATGGCAACCAATCTATCTCGTTACCTCAGAAGTGAGTACAAGAATGAGGACACTTTAACCAAGATGGAGAATGGGTATGAGACAATGACTTTTGAAGGGATTAAGGTAGTTACTCATCGTTGGATTGATGAGATTATCAAGAGAGATTTTTCAGATGGTACGAAGTGGAATAACCCACACCGTATTATCTTGCTTGACAAGTCAGAGTGTCAGTTAGGAGTGGATAGCTTAAGTTCTTTGAGCGACTTGGAAGTAGAGTATGTGGGCGGTAAAGATGAGCATGTATATATCAAGGCTGCTTACAGAATGGATTTCCAAAGGGTAATGCCAACTACTGGAGCAATGGCTATATAAAAAGTAACAGGTAAAAGGTGCATATTTCCTTTTACCTATTACTATAGATTAACATTTAAAATAAATAATAAACATGGCACAATGTATTAATAAGATAGCTAAGGATTTTGGTTATGATTGTGATGACACGATTAAGGGGGTAGAATTGAGTCTTTTGCTTGTCAATAGAGAGGATATAGACTTAGGAGCTACTGTAGTAGAAGGCAACCAAATAAAGTCCTTAGTACTCAAGAATGGAAAGACTGCCTATAAGGTAGATTATGCCAAGGAGAGCCATATATCAGTAAGTACTAAGCCTGAAATATCAGACGATGACTTCAACGGACACAAGCACAATATTGTACTGAAGATATATGGGAAGAGCAAAGATGATTACGACCAAATCGATAAGATAGTAGCCGGAGCGTCCGTAGTGGCTATTGTTCAAAATAAGACAAAAACTCTCGAAAATACCTTTGATGTGTATGGGTTCTACATAGGATTAGAGGCTACAGAGGGTGAAGGTCGTACTAATGGTGGTGTGTATACCCTTACATTAGGAACTCCAAGCAATCAAAAGGAACCAAAGACAGCGCTGAGATGGTTGGATACTGATTACACCACTACAAAGGGCAAATTTGACAACAAATTGGCGTAAAACTCAAGTATTAATGATTAATGGTTAATAATTAATGACTGACTTTACAGAAGATAGATTAAATGACTTGTTGAAAGGAGGTTATGCAAAGGCGGTGGGAGAGGATAAAGAGACTTTCATCGCCTTTTATGCTTATCTTTTCAATGATAACGACCCATGTCCAAGTTGTCCGCATAAGTTATCGAGTTATTGGGATAGATTGGCACGAGAGGGAAAGAGTAGGCTTATAACGATTCAAAAAAAAATAGAAGAAATGGCAAGAAACAAAACAAAAAACACAGACACAACCTTACAAGAAGGAGCATTCAGGCTAAAGAGTGATATACACTCCTTACCAATGGATTTTGGAAGCAGTGAATTTTTCAACAATGACACGCTGACTAATGATATAGCCTTGCAGTATTTGTCTATTAACCCTAATAGGATTGCGAATTTCGAGGAATATCCTAAAGATTGGGAGCGACATGTAGAAGATTGGAAATCTCAACAAGTAACAGATGAAGTAAGTGAAGGCACTACAGATGAAGTAACTCAATAATTTGATATAAACAATGGCAAAAGTATCAGTCGTATCCTTACACAAGGAAAGCCGCCGTACAGAGAGCAATAAATACAAAGGTTATCCCTTCTTGGCAAATGGAGAGAAGAATGACTACCCTACCATGATAGAATTACTTGTAGGAGGGTCAGCTACTGCAAAAGCATGCGCGGGGGTGATAGCAGACTTTATATATGGGAAAGGATTTTCCTTGGAAGCGGAAGCGCGTGCAACAGCAAGGCAACAACGCACACGCTTTCGTAAGGATACGCTGTATATCAATGACAAGAGAGAAACACCTAATGACCTATTAAAAAAAGTAGCGAGGAGCTTGTCATATCATAAGGGGGTATTCGTACAAGTGAATTACAACCAGCTTTTTCAAAAAACAAGTGTACAGGTACTCCCTTATCGCTATTGTAGGTTAGGGGCGAGAGATAGCAATAATTATCGAGGAAAAGTACTCTACTACGAGAATTGGGACAACTTGCAGGATAAAAAAGAGGTAGACAAAAATGTTAAGGCAATAGACTTATACGATCCTTCTCCCAAAGTAATACAGGAGCAAGTAGATGCTGCTGGAGGTTGGGATAACTATAAAGGGCAAGTGTACTTCTTGAACTTAGATAGAAATGATAGTTACCCCTTAGCGTGGGCTGATGTGGTACTATTGGATTGTGAAAGTGAGATGTTATCAACAAAGTACACAAGGAATGGCTTTAAGAAAGGATTCTTTGGCACGTATGCCTTTGTCACCTCAACCATGAATAGTGATGAAGATAGAGAGGAATTTAGAGATAACTTACGTAATTCAATAGGTGTGGAAGCTGAGCAAAGTGTATTTCATTTTGAACTCGAAATGAAGGGGGATAAGTTAGAAGATCAAGTATTGGTTAAGCCGATAGAAAGCAATGTAAAAGCGGATTTATTCGAGTATGCCGATAAGAAGACAGCTAATAATATTCGTAAGACATATGGAAATATTCCTCCTGTGCTTATTGATTTTGTAGAAGGGAAGCTCGGAAATACTTCAGGTGATAGTCTCAAGGAAGCGCGTATATTCATGCAGGAACAAATGCAAGAGGAAAGACAGGATGTGCAAGAGATGTTTGAAGAATTATTTGACAATTTTGCCGAGCCAATATCAAGTAATGGACTATTTGAAATAATGACTAACTACTAATGAGGATACTAACAGATAAAGCGAGTGTAGGGAAATACTTGAGCATTTCCTTTTTTAGGAAAGAGGAAGATTTTCAGCGATACATAAGAGAAGCACAGACTTTTGACCTTAAAAGGACCGTATGCGAGGACTTTTATCAGGACTTGGTAAGTGATACCCCACAGAGAGATTATACCTTGCTATTAGAGGGAGGGAGTTACACATACCAAGGTAGAAAGTATGAGTTTGCAGGATTGAAAGCTGTGTTGTCTTACTTTGCTTATGCAAGATACCTAATAACAGGCCATCAGGTAGATACTCCTTATGGAGTACGGTCAAAGGTGTACCAGGACGGCGAGGGTATTAGTCAGGCAGAACGTAGAGACCTACATACAATGTACTTACAGAATGCACATGAGCTATGGGAAGACTGCAAAAGATATATAGAAAGACATAAAGAACAATTCCCTGAATGGGAGAAATGCAATGAGTGTGGTTGCGAAGAAAAACAAGAACGAAGGGGAAGAATGAGGGTAACACTCATATAAGGTAACAGATAATAGGTGAAAAATGGCAGTACAATGTATAAGAGGGTTAAATGAAGGATTTACCTTTGATTGTGAGTATATACCTATAAAGGGGATTTATAACCGAGTGGTATTAATCAATTTCGAAGATATAGACAGACGCAAGGTTATGAGGGAGGGTGTAAATCTTATTAACTTCTCCCTAAAAGAGGGGAAGCGAGGTTATTCCATAGAAGGTTACAAAAGGCACTTTACAGGTAGGCAGAAATACAGCAGCAATAAATATACCCATGAATTAGACTTGCGCGTATATGACTTTTCCAACAAACATATATCACTTATAGAAGACCTTCAGAAAGGCACCTTTGTAGCGGTGATACAGAGTAATGAACATTCTTTTGATAAATCAGGTTTTGAGGTATTAGGTTATGATGCTGGATTGCGTGTGGTGAACCTTACAAGGGATTATAAAGAGAATATGATACGCTTTACATTGGCCAGTGATAAGGTAAAAGAGCCGAGGATATTCTACTACCTACACGATATAGATTGGGCTACAACAAAGAAACGATTTGATAAAGAATTTGTCACAGATAACAGCTTTAAAGTATTTGACGAAACATTTGACGAAACATTTGAATAGAGATGACAGCAATAGAGAATATAATCAATCAGATAGAGAACGAAACAAGGCGATTTGGTAATACTAAGACGAGAGTTGCGGCAGTATTAAGGCTTATCAAGGCAAAGTTGGTTGATTTGTTTAGTGGTAAGTTGGATAAAGGGAGGTATGCCGGTACTGCTGATGATCTAAATAATGCAATAGGTAACAAGGTAGATAAAGTACCAGGAAAGATA